AGTACCAGAACAACCCCTTATCACTAACAGAACAGCCTATCAAACCCCATTTTATAGAAGGAGTCAAGGCTGAAGGCCAGAAAGTATTGAGATGTATGTCCCTTGACCCTGGAATCTCTGAAAAGGAATCAGCAGACTACAGGGCCATACAGATAATGGACAAGACTGAAGACGGCAAGTTCAAGGAAGTTTTGACAATATCTGGCAGGTGGGGTATAGATGAACAAATAGAGAAGGTATTGGATTACTATGAAACCTATAAGCCAGACAGAGTCCTTTTAGAGGAGGTAGCTTTTCAGAAAGTACTGCGTGGTTTAATCATAGAAAAGTCAAGGAAGAGGGGAATATACATACCTATCACCAGAGCCGAACTTGGAGTGGGCGAGAATAAGAGACCCAAAGACAAGATGACACGGCTACTGCAGGTTATACACCTTTTTGAACAAAAACTTGTTCAGGTAGATAATGAAGAAACAAAACAAGAACTGCTTTCATTCCCATTTGGCGATTATGACGATAGGGTTGATGTCACTGTATTTAATCTGTATTGGCTGGCTAATTGGCACTCTGGAAAGAGTATGGTAAAAAGAAGAGAAGAGAAGATAATTCATGGAAAATCATCTTTCTATGTAGACGAAGTGAGGCCAGGAGTGTTTATGGCCAAGTTAGGGGAACCGCCTTTTAAGAAACCTAAATCCAATTTTTATAATTACGACAAATGAAAAGAAAAAAAGAAAAAGGTGGATGGGCAAAATGGGTAAGTAGAGATGATGCTTATAATATGGGAAAAAGAATTGGGATGAGAAGAACCCTAGAACTTTTAGCTGAAGATTATGCTTTTGATGAAGGAACAGTTGCTTGGTTATTTGAAGAATGGATTTTAAAAAATAAAGAATGGGATAAAGATATACTTAAAAAATCACAATGAAACTTACACCAAGACAACAGGCAGCCAAAGACAGGTATATCCAGAGGAAATATGCCAAGGATCTTATACAACCCTGCGATAACAGGTTCAAGTTATACTATCCCAAACAATATGAGTTGATGGAAAAGGCTCAGGAACAGCAGGAGATTAAAGCCAAAGAGTTAAAAGAGAACAAGGACAAGTATTTTAAAAAATATAAAACAGGCATTTACAGCAGAGAAATGCGTAATGCCTTAAAATTAGAAGAACAATTAGATGGCCAAAATTAAAGTACCAGAATCATTAGAGGAAAAAGAGAAATTCACTATAGGAATGTCAGATACCGAGCTTAACACCCAGATAGACGCTTGGGAGAACGAATCCCATGATGTCTATGAAGGATTGATTTCAGTATGGGAGAACAACCTTGCCTATTATAAAGGAACCCAGACAGGAGTTGACAGGATTTCTGGCAGGCAGTCAAGGGCTGTAGAGAACAGAGTCTTTATGGCTACCGAGACAATGATACCCATAGCCACTTCAAGACTCCCAGACATAGAAGTCAGGTCAGGCGCTGAAGACGAGAAGTCCCAGATGGATGCCAACGACCTTCAGGACATATTGGGATACCACTTGGAGAGGGTCAGGATTCAGGCTTTATCAGAAAGGTTCCTGAGATATATGATTGTACTCAGATATGGAGTGTTCAAGATAGACTGGGATACTGATGAAGACGATGTCGGCATTAGGGTTATAGATCCAAGAAGGATAAGGATACCCAAGTACGGCAGGACAGTTGATGAAGTCAAGTTCATTTTAGAGGATTTGGAATTGACCTATGACGATATGGTTGAATTCTTTGGGGCTGAAAAAGCTGAGAAGGCAAGGGCAGAAGCACCTAAGGGTGATACTGTTGAAGATGAAAAGCACAAAGTCAGGAAAGCCACATTCTCCGTTACAGAGGCTTGGACTAACGACTTGGTAGTCTGGAGAATAGGAGATTTGATACTAAAAAAAGAAGAGAACCCATTTTATAATTTTAAAAAGAAAAAGGCTAACTTTTTTGAACAGCCAAGAAAGCCTTACATAATAAAGTCATTATTCCAGACAGCAGAGAGCATCATAGGAGATACCGACTATATTCAGCAAATGATTTCAATACAGGACAACATCAATATCAGGAAACGCCAGATAGAGGACATCATAGCCAAAGTGGCCAACCCTCCACTACTGATAGATTCAGACACAATGTCAGAGGAGGAGGCAAGCGGTATAACCAACGAACCAGGATTGATAATCTACGGCAAGGATGCTGCCGCTGGAACAAAGATAAGGTTTGAAGCCCCAGGGCAGGTACCCAACCATGTATTCCTTGACTTAGAGGGTTCAAGGTCAGCATTTGATAATATATGGGGAATACACTCCACCACCAGAGGAGAGAGGGAAGGAAAGGAAACACTAGGAGGAAGACAGCTTTTAAGGGCAGCAGATTTAGGCAGGATAGACTTGGTAGCCAGACAGTTAGAGAGGGCATTAGATGAAGTGGCTGACTGGTGGACACAACTAATCAAACTATTTTATACAGAGAAAAAGAGTTTCTCCATAGCAGGGGAAGACGGTACAAGATTTATTAATAATTTTACAAACGCACAGATTGGCAACGGAGTTAAACTAAGACTGGTGGCAGGTTCAACTCTGCCTAAAGACGAGATAACCCAGAGGCAGGAAGCCATACAGCTATGGCAGTTAGGGGCATTAGGAATCAAGACTCTTTACAAGAGATTGAAGATGTCTAACATACCAGAAGCTATTGACGATTTTGTAATTACCAAATCTGGTGCTATATTCCAACAAGCACAGATGGGAGGAGGCGGAGGAGGAATGCCAGTTCAAGGTCCAGTACAGCAACCAATGAAACCGCAAATATAATGCCTTGTAAAAGTAAAAAAAAGAAAAGAAAATAAAGTCGAAGATATATAAGTAATTCGAGGACTCAACCTCGTTAAAAAATGTCTACTTATGCCAGAAGATGTAAACATAGGGGAATCATCTGACCTCGACAAGACTGTTCCTTATTCTCGCTTTAAGGAAGTAAATGAAAAAGCAAAGAATACAGAACAGGAACTTCAGGCTCTTAAATCAGGGGGAATGACCCCCGAGCAGCAAAAAGAGAAACAGGCCAGAGATTTCCTTAAAGGATTAGTTAGAGAAGAACTCAAGGCTGAAAAGGAATTCAAGAAAGCTCAAAAAACCAGAGAAGAAGAAGAGTATAAAGTTAATGTCGATAATATACTTTCAGTCAACACAAACGTTGACAGGACAGTATTTATGAAGTTTGTCAAAGACAACTCTGACAAATACGGCATTACAAGCGTCAAAGGTTTGATGAAGCTTTATAAGGACTTGAACCAAATCAAAGATGATACGGTTGAAGAAACAAAGGAGAATTTAGCCAAGAAGCCCAATCTTCCTAAATCCAAAGGAAGCCACACCAACGCTCCAGATTATTCTGGGGACAAGGAAAAGACCTACGATCAGGTTGTTGCTGAAATAACAAGAGAGGCTGAAGAACAAGGTCGCAAATAGAATAAAATTTAGAATTGAATACCATGCCAGCATTATCAACATTCGTTACAACAACCACACAGACAAGACTTTTACCTAAGGTTATAGACCAGGTCTTAAACGGAAACGTTCTCACTATGAGACTATTAAGACAATCTGTACCTTGGATGACTGGAACTTCTATCGACATCCCTGTAAATCTCGGAGACATCACCGCTGTCGGTTCTTACTTCGGTTTTGACGCTTTGTCAACAACTCAAGAGAACATAAGACAGAGAGCTATATTCAACCCTAGCCAATACTACGCCTCAGTTCCTATTTCAGGAATTCAGACAGCTATTAACCAGGGAGATATGGCAGTAATCAACTTAGTAGCAACTGAGATTGATTGGAGAGCAAAGAGATTGAGAGATGCCATGGGAGATGGAGTTTACTCAGACGGAACAGGAAACGCAGGTAAAGACATCTTAGGGATAAGAGCAGCTATCGATGACACTACTCTTGTCGCAACCTACGGTGGTCTTAATAAAACTACATACGCCCGATGGAACGCTACAGTCACAGCACAGGTGGGAGGTCTTTCTTTAGCCAACTTGGCTGCCGATTTTGATGCCGCACAGAGAGGAGATGACGCCCCAACATTAATGGTAACTACACCAGCCGTATTCACCATTTATGAGGCTTTATTGACTCCTACAGTATCACACCAGTTTTCAATGAACGACTTTAGATTAGTGGAAAACACAGGAGGTGTTGGAAGCTCTATAGTCAGAGTTGGAGGCACAGTCGCAGCTAACCAAGGTTTCAGAGCATTAACCTTCCGAGGTATTCCTTTTGTGTCAGACGAGAAATGTACTGCACAAGAGATTTATACCATCAACGAGAATCATCTGAAGTTCTACACAATCAACAGACCTGGACAGTCAATCAAGAATGGTTTTTCTTGGACAGGTTTCAAAGAGGCTATTAATCAGGACGCCACAGTCGCCCAACTATTATGGGCAGGTCAGTTAATCTGTGACTCTCCTCGAACAATGGCTCGAAGAACTACAGTTGCCGCATAAAAGGTCGTATTATTAGTATTAATTCGTAGAAAATACTATGAACCCAGCACGATATTTACCATCAGCAGCATATAGGAAAGCAGGCATATTAGTTGTATCCGAACATTTAAACGGAACACAGCCAGCAACAGCAGGAAACTATGGAACATTTTTCATAGCTCCTTACAAGTGTGTTGTATTAGGCATAGACGTAGTCCACGGTACAGCTTCAACATCTGGAACAGTTCAAGTTGAAAGGTTACAGGGAACAGAAGCTAAAGACGCAG